TGCACATCGCGCAAAAAGCGCGCGATTCGCACTTTCCCACAGCCGCGACGACGGCGGGTTTAGGGTTACATTTCCAATGTCTCGACGAGCGGCCCCAAGGTTACATTCTTAAATGGCTTGACGCGGGCACGAGCAGGTATACTGTCTTCAGTATCGAGAGCGGGCCGCACATGCTGCGGTTCCAGCAACCGAGCGGAACATCTGCCACGGTGCTAAGCCGACTAAGTCGGGATACGGCCTGAGGAGGCAAAAATGAAAACCATAAAGAAATGTACGTATGCACCGGGCGGGCGTGAAGCTGAGCGTAAATTCCTCGCTCAAGTTGACGCTGAGTTGTCTTTTGAAAACACGAAGACTAAGACCCACTGGCCGCAGCAGGGCGACGAGGGCCGCACAATTTGCAAACGCAACATAAAGGATGTACGCCTCGCCAAGCCGGGTAGCGGGGCGACTTGCGAAAACTGCAAACCATTCAATTTCCTCAACACACCCGAGGAGTTACAGCATTTTGAAGAAGTCAAGAAGTGGTCTGCGAAGCTTCCCAAAGTTGGCGACCTCATCACGGAACAGATCGATGTGCTGGATGCCGAGGGCCAGCCCAGCGGGAAAACTGTAACGAAACAGTTTGAGATTGTGATGGCCGACACCGTGGATGAAGCCATCGGCTTTGACAACATCGTCAAACGGCCCACGGTCGGGCAGCGGCAGATGTTGGGCTGGAAGACCGGAGACATCGTGCTCAAATTTCATGTACGTGAAATCAAGGAGGCAAAATGAAAAACACAAAAACCTTCAACGACGAATCAGAGTTTCAAAAATTCTCCCGCGAATGGAATGAAGAGGTCATCGTGCTCGATTGCGGGTGTGAGGGCACGAGGGGCTACGCCTGTGCTGTTAGCTGCAACAACTGCGGCAATATGGCCTGCCCTGAGTGTGATGACAACGTGCAGGGTGTATGCCAAAGCTGCCGTGACGCTGAGGCTGACAGCCAACTATGACACCTACACACAGCTACGACCTGCCCTTGGAGCGGGCAATCGTCCTCGCTCTGTACGAACGACAGATGTCCACCAGCGAGTTACGTAAACGGTTTGGGTGTCGTGTCAGAGGGGCAATTCAGGGTCTCGTGAGATACGGCAGCGTCGAAAAAGTCGGTGACAGGTTCGTGCGTACTGCGATTACGTCTGGCAATGACCTGTATGAAAATGTCTGGAGCCTCACCGATGGCGGGATGATTCGTGCCGATAAGTTGCAGCGAAGATAGCCCGGCTCAGAATACCGAGTCGCAACCAATAACGAAGTTCAACAACCCCTCGGGGAGAAGGAGCAAATTGTATGGCGAAGCAAAAGGAGCAAGTAGTTGAATTGAAGCGGTTGGACATTCAGAAAATCACACTGACGCTCGTCGGCGACAGCCCTCTCATCATGCACAAATGGTCTGAGAAGGCGAAGAAAGAAATGCTCGACAAGCAGATGAAGAAAGCCAAAACCGCGAAGGCAGCCAAGGACCCGGAGCAAGATTACAAGGATTCCTTGTACGAGTATCCGGGCGGCGGGTATGGTTTTCCCACCATCGGCATCAAGGCCGCAGCAGTCAATGCCGCCGCACAGTGCGACATGTTCAAGACTGATGCTCGTGCCACATTCCACATTGACGGTGAATTGGTGAAGATCGACGGTGAGCCGGAGCCCCGTGAAGATATGGTTCGCGTCGGCATGGGCACCGCCGATATTCGCTATCGCGGCGAATTCAAAAATTGGAGCACCACCTTCACCATACGGTACAACGCCAGTGTCCTGTCCGCTGAGCAGATCGTGAATCTGTTTAATGCGGCTGGTTTCGGCGTTGGCATCGGCGAATGGCGTCCGCAAAAGAGCGGCTCCTACGGTCGTTTCCACGTGGCAACTGGTGCGGAAGCAAAAGCAGCCACAGCGTAAAAGGCACGGTGTCTGGCTAACGGGGCGGTGAGAGCCGCCCCGATCAGACTGCATGGCAGGCGAGGCTGGGTGGGGTTTGGTGTGGCATGGTGCGGTGCGGCTGGTTGAGGCTGGGCATGGCAAGGTTTGGCAGGCGGGGTGGGGCGAGGCGAGGCCCGGTCTGGCTGGGCACGGCAAGGTGCGGCTTGGCTTGGCTTGGCATGGCAGGCGGGGTTAGGCATGGTGTGGACGGGCGGGGTTTGGTTTGGCAAGGCGAGGTGCGGTGCGGCATGGCAGGCGTGGTGGGGTATGGCACGGTACGGCATGGCAAGATAGGGCTTGGCTTGGCATGGCAGGCAAGGTTAGGTGGGGTGAGGTCAGGTTGGGCTCGGCTTGGCATGGCTTGGCAAGGTTTGGCAGGCATGGCATGGTTCGGTGTGGTTAGGTTAGGTTGGCAGGGCAAGGCTGGGCAGGCAGGGTAAGGTCAGGCGTGTCAAGACAAGGTTAGGTCGGGTTTGGTTCGGCTTGGCAGGCAAGGTATGGAGGGAAGTACCGAGTAGAAACACTAACGTTCACAACAGGATTTCAGGAGGAACTTATGGTTTACAAGTTTAAGTCAGCAGCACAGTTGTCGCATCTCGATGCTCAAGCTTGCGGTAAGAGGCTTGAACAAATCGAAAAGAAGTCCGGGGCAATTACTCCGGTAGCGGTGGTGAACGATGCACGCAGCAAAGCTTCACCATTACATGACGCCTTCACTTGGGACGACAAGGAAGCGGCGGAAGCCCATCGGTTGAACGAGGCCCGGTATTTGCTTCGTAACATCGTTGTGGTCACGAGCGAACCGGAAGATAAAGAACCCACCGTTATCCGGGCCTTCATTTCGGTACCAAACGCAGCATCAGACGACGTGGACGTGGAGGAGCCAACTAAGGGCTCGTCTTACATCAACGTTACGGATGCACTGAGCGACCCCAAGCTGCGGGCCGTGGTGCTCAAGAGGGCGTATGACGAACTTCTTGCATGGAAGTGTCGGTACGAGGCCCTTGAAGAGTTCGCCGGAGTTCGCAAGGCAATCGCTTCGGTGAAATTCAAGGCAAAGGCAGCGGCGTAGCATCTCCCAAAAAAACTTAACCGTCGATTGAGGGCTTCATGCTATGTTGGGAAAGTAAGCGGCGATCCGGTATTAGTAAGTGTTCGGGGTCGCGTCCGATCAGGTAGTTGCTTTGGGGGGCACGGTCCTCATCCCGTGCCCCGCAGAGATGAGGAAGCAATGAAGAAGAAGTTAAGTTGGGAATATCCCGAAGACCTTACACCCGCACCGTGGGAACGCGAAGCCGATGCGTACACGGATAGCGGCACCAGCCCACCCGAGGATGAAGCTTACGCCCGAGTCTCGGACCCGGCGACAAGCCACGCAGCCGCAGCATCGGTAAGCACTAACGCTTACGAACAAACCGTTCTCGATACCCTCCGGCAATATCCTGACAGCACCATCCTCGAAGTCCAGCAAATCACTGGCATCGACATGCAGACGATCAGCCCTCGCTTCGCACCGCTGCGACGCAAAGGCATGATTGTGCCCACGGGCAAAAAGAAAAATGTAACGGGGAAGGCTGCTCTCACATGGCGGGTGGTCGAACGCAAAAGTGCGGTGCAGATCGCAGTGGAGGCATTAAGTGGCTAAGAAACATCACGTCTCACTCACAACAACACAAGGGTTGGTTGCCCTAAGCATTTATCAAGTTGAATCGATACTCTTGCGGCCTGATGGCGTCATCATCATAGAAACCCGGACCTGCAAGACTCACGAATTGCTGCCGCCGAAAGGGGACCCGAAGGAGAGGTTTACCCGGTTGTGCAGTCTTGTGTACGGACAGGAAGACAATGGCTAAGCAGAACAAACTGACTTGGGTGCCGCCGTATATGCCGCTCATCTGGCAAGACTGGATGAGTAGTGCCGACATCCGCAGTATGACCATGGCTCAGCGGGGCATCTACATCAGCATACTACTCCACCAATGGATTTACGACGGCGTCCCCCGCGACGCTTGGCAACTCTCAAAAGACATCAATGCGAAATATGACACCGTCAAACGCTTCCTCCAAACTTACCCCCATTTGTTTGTCTGTCGGGAGTGTGGTGGGAGTTGGACGGGAGCAGTGGGGGAGTGCTGCGGGAGTAGTGGGGGAGTAGTGGTGGAGAACATTAAACTCAGAAATCTCAGAAAAGAAGCGATTTCCGACACTCCCCTCGGGACAAATAAAACAAAAGCAACTGAAGTTAAGGTAATACAACAGCAGCAAAAGCAGCCGTCGCAGGGTAAGAGGCGGAATGATGCTTTTTCTGAGGGAAGAGAGAGGGTTGTCCTCAGTGTAGGTGGGGTTACTACTCGCGACGCCGACGCCCCGGCCCCGATCAAGGAAGAGTTGATCGCCGGGTACACACGGGCCGAACTTGAGGCCCGCCGTGACCTTCATCTCGCAGCCGGATTTGGCTATCACTTCGATGAGGTTACTCGCGATCCGCAGTGCATCTATCGCGAGGCGTTCATCGAGAAAACCAACTTCATGACGAGCCCTGTGCCGAAAAAGAAAAAGTCAACCGAAGGCGGCAGCCGTGCGGATTCAGAGTACCGGGACCTGACAAAATACTCCGCTTTCGATTGTTGTGATTGTCATACCCCTCTGCCCATAGGCGACTGGCCTCACCCCCGATGTCAGGCGTGTATTGACAGATGTAATCAGGAGGCCGCAAATGAGACTAACAATTGAACTGTTCTATGACTCGATCAAGGCTGATTTTGTTGTCAGCCCCAATTGTCCACTGCCGTTGAATGTGCAGCGGCGGGTTATCGCTGAACTGAAAAAGGCTATGGCCGAGGAGGGCCGGGACCTCACCGAGTTTCTGAACCTCCACACTCACAACGCATACGCACGGGAACTCAGACAGAAATGAGCACTCATTACTGTGAGTACGGTGAATGCGGCAGGCCCGCCCCGTTCAAGGTCAAGACTGGCGGACCTATCTTCGGTCGCAAAGAGATTTGGGTTTGTGCCGATCACTACGACCTGATCGAGCACGTGAAGGAAGAATTCATTCGTCCGGTCATGACGCCGGGCGGCAAGCTGGTCAAAAGTTTCACGGTAACAATACCGTGATTTGTAACAAATCAAATAGTCGCGAGACGTTAAAGTGCAAGAGGTAAGTATGGCAAAAGTCGTAGCAGCAAAAGCAGCATTACCGAGTGAGGTGAAGAAGTACAGCGTGGAAGTTGCATTCCTCACCCCACTCCTCGGCACAGCACCGGAGAACCCGGCACTGTATGGCGATTTTATCATCGGCAAAGCCCTCGACGCGAGGTTGAAGAAGGCCAAGACCGAGGAAGACAAAGAAGCGGTTGAGCAAATCCGCAAGGCAATGTTGGACCGGGAAATCAGTATGTTGCCCGGCAACGCCAACAGCGAACTGCTCGAATCGCAGGAGAAATCCGTGCAGGATGTTCTCAAGGAAGCGGCTGAGGAAGGTGCGGAAGTCGTGAAGGGCCGCACGGTATTTCGTCGCCTCAAAGGTCAAGGCGGTGGTCCCGGCATGCTTGGTTATCAATGGCGTGGTTATCTCAAGGAAGCTGCGGTCACGCACAGCGACATTCCGCAGCCGGAATCGAAGATCGACAAGTTTTGCTGGATCGGCGAAATCGGCATCCCGATTCTTCGCAACGGCAAACCGTTACGGGATGTTGACGGCGAATTCTCACGCCCGCTTCGCACCAAAGATCAGCGGACTGGCGTATCCCGCGTCTGCATCGCAACCAGCGAATTTATCAATCCGTTCCCGGTTACCGGATGTAAGTTCACGGTGTTTGTCATGCCGAAGGGATTCTCGACGGCGTACTCTGGCGGGAAGTTTTCCGCCGACGACGTGAAGCATTGGCTCGAAGCTGGAGCATTCAACGGAACCGGGCAATTTCGCAGCGGCGGGCACGGCTGCTTCAAAATCGTTTCCTTCGTTGAGGAAGATGTCGATTGGAAAGATGCGTTGAAGGCACGCTTGAAGATGCTCGAAGACGGCGTGCAGTTGTACTAATCACACGGGTGAATTCAGGCCCGGCGACCGTGTTGGCGTAGTTAAGTGATGAAAGGCTGGGGCGTAGTTTGACGGACCTTAGTCAGGGCTATTCTGAGCACCGCCTTGTTGCGTTAGGGTTATGTTTAGTGTACTGAGGCGTGGGCCTCGCTAAGCACAGCGAAACACTGGCCGAGTTCACCCGCATTCCGCAGCGGCAGCGTAAGACCAACTGAAACAACGGCAGGGCAAATCCAGCCGAGACAAAGGCAGGGTAGTGGTCGGCAGTGAAGCCAATGGCACAGCGTGGATTGTTCAGGCTTTGCATCATTCGGCGACGTTTTGGCTTTGCAAGACAGGGCGATGCTAAGGCGAGGCGACGGTATGCAGGATCGAGCAACACACGGCTCCGGCGTACCGGGGTGATGACGGTTCGGTAATGTGGAGGCAAAGCAGCCAACAGCGACGGAACTGCACTGTCAACCGTGGTTTTGGCTAAGCCTTGATCGCAGCGGCGTAGCTTACCATTTCTCCGCAGTGGGAGACGAAGGCTATGTTGGCACTGGCGAAGTTTTGCCTAACACTGAATCGGCTCTGGACCGCTTTGCAGTGGCACCACGGACCAATGTGCTGGAAGCTTCGGCAGAGCGATGTCGGCTTTGGAAGCCGAGGGCATAGCGGGACGATGCAGTAATTCGGCAATGGCAAGCCAACGAACGGAACTGCAACGGCGTAGCTTAACCAATCGGTGAAGAGCCACGACGCAAACTAAAAGGGCTCCCAAAATATCGGGAGCCCAAATTTTTGCGTATTAAGCAACAACGAACCTTACTCCTGACGCCGGGGGTGGTCACCGACAACCATCTCCGGTCTTACTTCCAACACAGCGATCCGCGACGGCGGAATGGGACGGCAATAGAAATAGTCCGCAACACTGGCGTCAGGATCGTCGTGCAATACTGCGTTATCCGACAATACGACCAGCAGCAGGACCCGCTTTCCTTCCACACGCTCTGCCCATTCCCACGCATCGATTAGATTGTCCGTGAGGTAAACACGGGGACATCCCCTGATTGGGAACCGCCGCAACCCGTGCTCAAGAATCGACGGGAGGGATTTATCAGACGTGCCGTGGTAGAGAATTTTCACCACCGCTCCCTCAGACGATCAAAACACCAATTCTCAAACATGACACCGAGGACAATACCGAGAGGAACAGTCATCAGGGCAATCGCCATTACCGCACCGCCGTATTGAATTCGTGAACAGCAGCTTTGTAGGTCGCAAGATTCGGCAACCCATCAAACGCACCATTGGCATCTTCGAGATTGCACTGCATGGCGAAATGGATGACCTCGGTGCTGCCGCCTGCGGCATGTTGGAAGGCCTGAGTGCACTCGTTCAGGTGGGCTACTTTTTCGGCAGTGATGGCGGCATCCTGACGGCTCACGGTTTGATGCTGCTCAAGAACGCCAAAACTCACTACGGCAAGAATGGCAACCAGTACCACGATCACTGCGATTTTCATGAAATCCTCCATACCAACAGTATACCGACCTCAGGAGGTCTTTGGCTGGTGGGTAAACCACTGATTATAGGCAACTTACGTCAACAATTTCTGCAAACAGGCGAACAAATAGCGTATGCCGGGGCGGGGAATGTTGAGAAATAGTCTAAACTCAGTAATACAGACGATTGACGGACGTTCGGCGTTTGTTCGCTACGAAGAGGGGGCGAAAGATTACCAACCTTGGCTGGGGGCGGGGGGTGGAGCATATTCCCGCCCCCAACGTCCCAATCTACCAAATTTCATATATCCCTCACCCGGCCCGGCTGCAAATACCTCATTCGCAACCATTCGTTGCAAACAAAGATACTTACACGATCTAATACCGAGTCTCAGGTCGGGCTGGGCATGATTATCGCCTGTAGTGTGCTTTCTCCGCTCCGATTCTCAGGCTATTGACAGTATTTATAGATGGGGCCGGGTACCCGGCCCACGTCTGGAACCGGACTCGGTCGCCGAGACCCGATCCGGTCGGTCCACTTAGTACCAAAAAATTTGGACTTAGGAACAATATGAGAAATGATGGTTATCGAGGAAGTAAGCAATCCCCGCCCCCCGGCCCGAGGTCGGGTTCGACTCACCGCCGTCTGAGGATTGATTCTCCCAAAACGTCCCCAACTCGCACCAGTGACAAGTATGAGATTCGTCTTGAAGCTTTGCTTCGGGACTGGATCGTACAAACTGAAACCCGGCTCCGCAACTTGGAGACGTTGGTTTCGTCCCTTCATTACTCCCGGAAGATCATCCTTCGGGAGTTAGACGATCTTTCCCAAGAGGAACTATGACAGACTCTACTCCGCAGAACGGCAAGGCTGTGTCCTTGACCCCAGACTCACCCGTTACCCAGTCCGCCTTCCTTGCCCAGCCCGCTACCCGTGGCGAGGTGCTTGGATTCATCAACCAGATCAGCCCTGTGTTACAGGTTGTCCCCTACCACGCTCTTGTCATCTCGCTCCTCATGGAGAAGCTGGGGATTACGGAGCAGGAGGTGGAAGCCCACCGCCTCGCGAAGCTTGCCGAGATACAAGCCGAGCAGGCCCAGCAAAAGGCTGCCGCCGAGATTCAATCCATGCACGACGGGGGGATCGCATAATGTCGGACCTGAAACAACTCGAAGAGGAATTCAACCGCTTAAAGCAACGCACCTGCAAGATCGTGATCGACGGCAAGGAAATCACGACCCCCGATGGCTGGGTTGCCGAGTTTGCCCAGTCGGCACTCGGGTTCCGGGTCAGCATGATTAAGCTTTCGGTCCGGGAGTTGACGCTCACCGCCGAGAAGCGTGTCGAGCACCGCATACTCTATTACGATCCGCAAGGGAAGTTAGTCGCCGAGAATTACATCGATACCGGGTGGGAAGCCAGTGGTCCCGCTATCGGCACCGGACGCAACAAGATCGAACTCCCCGGCGATTACAAGATCATCAGGTAGTTATGGCGACTTACGACGAGAACGGCAAGAAGATCGACGGGCGGAGGTTCAACAAGATCACTCCCGAGATGGAAGAGCGGAAGTACAAGCCCGGCCAAACCGGGAATCCTCTCGGTCGCCCTGCGGGCGGCAAGCCGAGTAAGTCGAAGGTTCTTTCCAAGCTGAATCAAATCTGGATGCGTTCCGAGGCACCGGAACAATGGTTCGTCGCCGGGCTCGAATACCTTTCCCGGAAAAACGGTAATGACATCAGCCTCAATATCGCCGAGTTGATCGCCGCCAGAATTGCCTATTGCCTTGCGACCAACACGAAGTACCAGAACCCCGCTTTGCTCAAGGAATATATCGACCGGGCGGAGGGTAAGGTTCCGCTCATCGTTCGCAGCAAGGATTACGGCGGCGACGACGACTTCGACGCCCTGACCGACGAGGAACTTGAGGCGTACCTCGAAGACATCGACCGCCGTGCCTTGCTTGCCCACAAACAAGCTGAGCAGGAGCAGCAACAGAAGCAACTCGAAGAGAAGGAGCCCGATGCCCCCGCAACTGAAGTCGCCGGACACGACGAAATTAACTAAGGCCGACATCGTTGCCGCCGCCAAGGCAAAGGTAAAGCTCGAAGCCCGGCAGTTGTCGAAGGACTTCTACGCCTTCTTCCTTGCCGCATGGAATGAGCTTAATCCCGGCTCCCCGATTTCCCCGTCATGGCACTATGAATATCTTTGCGAGTGGTTGCAGTACGCAGCCAGTGGCGAGATGAAGCACGACCACCCGGAATGGCGTGGACTCAACATCAACGTTCCGCCCCGAACCTTGAAATCGTTCATGACGAATGTCGCCTTCCCCGATTGGGTATGGACTTCACACCCCGATAAGAAATTCCTTTGTATCTCGTATGGCCTTGAGTTAGCGGTCAACGAAATCGCCGCTAAACGCCGCAAGCTATTGCTTTCGAATTGGTATTTCGCCCATTGGCCGAAGGTCAGGATCGTCGAGGATGTCAATTTGAAACATCGTTGGGATTCCGAACAGGGCGGCTACATGATCGCTACCACGCCGGGCGGATTCGCTTCCGGTTCGGGCGGTAACATCATCATCGTTGACGACATCATAAAACTCGCCGAGGAGAGCGTGTACGGTGCGGATCGCCCCAACGCCAATAAGTATTACGAATCGGAATTGTTCTCGCGTCTCAACAACCAAGCCTCGGATTTTTTCATCAACATCAGCCAGCGTCTTCACGAAGAGGACTTCCCCGGATACCTCAATGCCAAGGAACCCGGCCTGTGGAAGAACATCGTCATTCCCATGGAATGCGAACAGGACACCGAGTATGTGTTCCCGCTTTCCGGGAAAAGATATTTGCGGAAGAAGGGCGATGTGCTGCTCCCGGATCGGCACCCGCAGCATTGGGTTGCCCAGAACAAGCGGGACCCGCTCCGCTGGGCCGGACAATACCAGCAGAAGCCCATGCCCACGACGGGCAACTATATCGATCCCGCGTGGTGGAACTATTACGAATCGGACGAGAACGGCAAGGCGACGCAGGAGCTTCCGGTGTTTGACGCCGTGCACATGAGCGTTGACTGTGCGTTCAAAGGCACGCAGAAGTCCGACTTCGTTTGCTTGCAGAAGTGGGGACACATCCGGGCGGAAAATTATTTGCTGGAGCAGGTTTGCGAACGGCTGGATGCGGTGCAGACCGAGCAGGCGATTCTCGACATGCTGTATCACGGTCCTTCCGGCTACAAGCCCGACATACTTTTGATCGAAGAGGCGGCTAACGGCGTCGCCATCATACAGAAGTTTCAACGCATGTACTTGCCCGTTACGTTAATTCCCGTCAACCCCGAGGGCGGTAAGTTGTCGCGTGCAATGTCGGTGCAGGCTGAGGCTAAGTCGTCCTATCTGCCAAAGACCGCTCCGTGGCTCCGCGATTTCAAATCCGAACTCGCCCTCGGTGTGCTGGCTGCCGCCCACGATGACCAAATCGACGCATGGAGCCAAGCGATCAACTATCGCCGCAACCATAGGTGGGGTTACTGGGAAGATTTAGAGCACAAGAAGGAAACAGTAGCCGCGACCGAACCCCAGCATGTAAAGCACGACCGCCCGACCCCGGAAGCCATCAAGTCCGAGCAGATCGCACTCGCCAAGCAGATGGTCCGCGACGAATTCGCATTCAAGTTGGGACGGCAAGGAAGGTTCAAATAATGCTGATTTTTTCGTATTTTTATCAGTGGGTGCGGTACCTCTACAACCGCCTGTTCACTTTTGATGTCAACCGGGTCTCCGCATGCCCGTCCTGCGGCTTGATTGGCGTTAAGAAACAAAAATTCTCCCTCCCTTATCAGAGGCTTGTCCTCGGTTGTCCGCGTTGCAACGCCATGTGGGCAATCGCTCCCGTCGTGCCCTACTCGGTGTGGGCCGTTAAAGGTATCGAGGAAGTTGCCATCGAGGAGCAAGCTGTCGAGGATGAAAAAGTCGCGAATCGTGAAATCGACTTGTTAGGAATCAAGAGGTAGTATGAATTTCGATCTAGCAAAAAAGCTTTCCGCAATGACCGCTGACAAGCGGGATGTTCCTGTTACTCAGATTCAGAGACCCGGTGGTAGTCAGATTATTCCGGGGCTCAACGTGTATTGGTTCTCGGCACTACAACCAACAACTCCTTCTGCACCAACAACTTACAGACCCCGCGTTTGGCCGTTCATTCCGGGTTGGAACAAAATCTGGCAGCCGCGTGAGGAAGAAGAGTCCCGCGTGCCGTTTGAGTTGTTATTCCGTTGCTCCGATGAGTGGGACCTATGGTCTGCTGCGATGGAAACTGTCATCGATAAAATTTTGAGTTTGGATTGGCAGATTCGTCCCAAGGGTCTCGCAACTAATGTAACTCAGCAAGTGCGTGCGATGGCCGAAGACGATCCTATCATCGATAAGTTGACCAGCATTTTCTCGCATCCCGCCCGCATCTCCGGCATGGATACGTTTCGTGGTTGGGGCAACAAACTTTTGACTGATATGTACGTCGGTGATTGTGCGACCATCTGGCTGGAGAAAAACATGCTGGGTGAAATCATTTCGTTCACGCCCATCGATGGGGCTCACATCAAAGTCTATATCGACGATACAGGAAGACGCCCCTGCGAAATTGACCCGGAAACGGGCCTCAAGGCAGCAGCTTATGCTCAAGTAGCTTATGGCTTACCAGCCATCGACTTTACTGAGGACGAATTGCTTTACTGCGTCCGCAAGCCTCGCAACAAGACGCCTTACGGACGCAGCCATCTTGAACAGATACTTACATGGGCCAATGTAGGTATTCGTGCCCAAAGGTGGACTCTCGCATTTTTCACCGAGGGGAATACTCCCGAAATGCTGATTCCAGTGGATGCTTCCACACCCGCTCAGAAGATTGAGGAATGGAATACCTTACTTGACGCTAACTTGAGTGGTCAGCTTGGGGAACGTCGCAAGATCAAGATGATTCCCGCCATGAGTGGTGACGGTAAGATGCAAGTTATCTTCCCGAAAGCCGATGCGGGCGATTTGAAGACTCAGCTTGACGAATGGCTTGCCCGTATTATCTGTTTCACGCTAGGCCTCAACCCACAGGCATTCGTCAAGTCGATGAACCGTGCGACCAGCGAACAGGCACAAGATACAGCCGAAGCCGAAGGTCAACAGCCCGTCATCAATTGGTTCGAAGACGTTTGCAACGAATGCATCCGCCGCCTCGGTTACGGTGACGACTATGAGTTCGCCTTCCGTGTTCGCCGTGAGCAGGATGGTCTCAAGCAGATGCAAATCGACGTTGGCTATCTTGCCAAGGGCGTTTGGACCGTGAACGATGTGTTACGTGACTTGGGTATGGACATTGTTGATGAGGACTGGGCTGATAGCCACTACATCGACACGCCGACCGGAGCCATTCCGTTCCCGATGGTCGAGGAAATGACTCAGGCTAACATCGACAAGATCAAGCAGCCGCCCGCACCGAAAGCGGCACCGGGTGCCGGATCGACATCGACTACGCCGGGGGCAGAAGTTGCCACGAATCCATCGAAGCAAACGGCTGCGATCAAAAAATCACTGAGCGAAGTTATCACCCTCGTGAAGGCTCATCACCCGGAAGCAAAAGAAGCTGCCGAGAAGCTGGAAACGAAGCTGACGAAGAAGCTCAAGAGTCTTCAGGCTGAAGTCGAGAAGAAAATAAAAGAGAAGGCATAACCATGACGCCTGAGGACATCAAAGCGATCCTCGCCGTCCTCGACTTCTCTGACGTGCAGGACGAGATACAAGCGGAGATTGAGGCTGCCACTTTGGCCGGGGCGTCGGACGCCCTGCTGGGCGGCAACATCGATAACTCCGCCCTAATCGCAACTGCGAATCGTAACGCCCGCGACTACGCCAAGGAACGTGCTGCCGAACTTGTCGGTCGCGGCGAACAGTCTATTGCAGACACTACCCGCGAGAAGTTGCGGGACATTCTCACTGCTTCGTTTGAGGAGGAGACTGAGATGCCGGACCTCCTTGAGGACATCAACAACTCCGGCATCTTCGATGAAGACCGGGCAAAGCTTATTGCGTTGACAGAGGTTAATCGGGGTGAGAATTTTGGCAATCTGTCTGCTTATGAGCAGATGAATATTGATACTGTGGACTGGGTTAATGGGGAAGAGGCCTGTTCTGAGTGTCAGGAGTATGAAGACAACTCACCATACACTTTGAAAGAGGCCGCCGCCCTGCTTGATGAAACTCATCCGCGATGTCGCTGCGGCTTGGTGCCCCATATTGCTGAAGAGGGCGAGGAATGATCCCCGCCCCCAGTTTGCCATACCGTGCCCGGCCTTACCACACCTCGCCGTGCCCTACCGCACCATACCATGCCATGCCCAATTACCCCTCAATTATACCACAACTTTCCGACTCTTTATATGAGACACCATGAGCGACTTTCAGCAGTTTTTTCAGCTAACCAAATTTGACCCATTTCTTGGGAAATTTACCGCCATCGCTGCTATGGGCGGTGTGGTTGACCGGACAAAAGAACGGCTCCTGTACCCCGAATCCAAGCCCTACTTCGAGAAATGGTCCCAGTCCCAGCTTGACGCCTCCCTCGGTAAGTCGCAGGGCAACGTCCGGCTCCAGCACGATCCCAAAAAGCCCGTAGGCAAACTCGATAACATCGTTTTCGATGACACCAAGCAAACTATCAAGGTCGAGGGCACGGTTGTGGACCCCGTTGCTAAGGAATTGATGCGTGAGGGAGTATTAACTGGTGTTTCTATCGGCGGGGCCTATGTTCGCAAGACAGTCGGGGCAGACGGCATCACCGATTACGTCGCGTCGCCCAATGAAATTTCAGTAGTTGACCGCCCGTGCTTGCCGCAGGGCACCTTCGAGGTGGTCAAGAATGAAGCCGGAGAGGTTGAACTCCGCAAATTTGCCAGTGAGGAAACTTCTGCTTCCCTTATTGAGAAGTACCTCGCAAAGGAATCCACTATGTCAGCCGAAACCGAGAAGGCTCTATTCGATAAGATCGATGCTCTGCAAAAGGCAGTCGATGTCTGGGGCGAAGCCATCAAGAAGTACGCTAAAGCTGAGTCCGTCGCCGATGTTAAACCGCCTGTCGAGACCGTCCTACCCAATCCGCAGCCGAACGAAGAGACTGACGGCGACATCCCGCCCTTCCATAAGGAATGTTCCGAAAAGGAAGCCTGCCACATGTGTGAGTCCTGTGTGAAGCGGGAATTCAGCGACAAGGAACGTGAGGATGCTGCATCCGCTGGGCAGGCATTGCCAGACGGCAGCTTCCCGATCAAGTCCGTTCAGGACTTGAAAAACGCCATTCGAGCCATTGGCCGGGCGAAAGACCCAGCGAAGGCAAAGGCTCATATCAAAGCTCGTGCCAAGGCACTGGGGGCATCCGACCTAATTCCCGATACATGGAAGGCGGACGGGGCCGAAAAATCCGACTTTTCAAGTCAAATTACAGAGGGCAATATGTCCAAAGAACTCACCGTAGACGAACTCCAGAAAGCTCACAAAGCAGTAGTTGAGCACATTCATGGCCTGCACAAGGCCGCATCGATGCACAAGGCAGCCCGCCACGCAATGGCTGACGCCCATGAAGCAGAAATTCATGAACACTGTGCCAAGATTCACAAAGCCATCACCGGGGAAGACACGGTCCCGATGCAGACCACAAAAGAGGCTGCTGAGAAAACGGACGACCTGAAGAAGGATGCCCCGATCACCGACGAGAAGATCGCCGAAATCGTCGCCGCAACCCTGAACAAGGCGTTGGGCGTCGAAGAGAAAAAGGCCGAAGAGCCGAAGTCGCTGGAAGAGCGGATCGCGAAGGCAGTAGCCGCCGCAATCGAACCTCTAACCAAGAGCGACCCGCGTCAGCCTCGTCCGCGTTTCGTGGCACCTGCTGAAACAAAGCAGACGCCCGAAGATGCACAGAAATTGGCAAAGTCTGCCCGCAACGGAAATCGTGAAGCGGTCACGCAGATGTTCGCCGAAACTGCCCGTCAACAGATGGAGCAGATGGAAAAATCAGTCAACTAAGGTTGATTGATACAAAGGATTTAGGAGCTAATTAACTATGTCTCACGCAGCCGAACTTCGCAACCTACTTCTCCGCAAGGACGCATCATCTGCGGCTAACGCCACGATTTTCTCGTCCCTCGGCCTGAACGCCGTCAACCTTGAGCAACAGGCTAAGTCGCTTGTTCCTTACAATGCTCCGTTCCTCAATTCTACTCCACGAACCGTCTCTGACGTTGGCGGTTTGACCGTGCAATGGAAAGCGGTCCTAAGTGCGTCGCCGGGCTTTGTAACTCTGCCCGAGGCAGAACGTAACCAGTCTGCCGACCTGCTTGAGAAGGACTACTCTGCTCCGTTCAAGAGCATGGGCGTCGATGTGGACGTTTCGATGTTCGCACAGGAAACTGGTCGCGGCTTCCAAGACAACCTTGGATTCGCACAGTTCAGTGCACTCCAGATGTTCCTCCGTGCACAGGACCAGCAGCTACTCTGCGACGGTAACTCCGGCACTTATGCCCTAACGGGCGGCAACGGCTATGCACTCAGCACGACCAACACGCCTGTCGTAAGTGCGTCGTCTGGTGCAGGCACGATCACTCAGGGACACGTTACGGTATTTGCCGTAGCACTGACCCCGTTCGGTCTCCGTGCCCAGAACGATCCGTTCGTTAACCCGAACATCGCTCTCGCTTCGACCGCAGGTCAAGGTCTGACTCCCCTGCTCAGTGCAACGAGCATGACGGGCGACACGATCAACGCTTCGGGTGGAACGGGCATCATCAGTTCCGTTTCCAACACCTCGACGGCTATCTCGTCCAAGAGCATCGTCGTTACGATTCCTTATCAGCTTGGTGCAGTGGCTTACGCCATCTACATCTCGCTGGATTCCAGCCCGACCAAGTCGAATGCATACTTCCAAGGCATCTACAACGGCAACGTCATCACCATTAAGTCCCTCGCCGCTGGTGTCACTGGCGGTGATTCGCAGGCCGCAACCTACACGGGTCTGACGACCGACTACAGCTACGACGCCAACGCAGTCGATAGCTACTTCGCATGGGCCGTAAACTGGGCTACTCCTCCGACTGGCTACTCGAACTTCGCATCTTATTGCGTAGATCAGGGCGGAAAGACTCTCACTGCACCCGGCGACGGCAGCATCACTGAATTCACAACCATCGCTTCGTACCTCTACAACAACTACAAGTCTGCCCCCGACCGCATCTTGGTCGCCTCACAGACTGTCAGCGGCACGTCCTTGAAACAGGAAATCTTCAACGCCATCATGAGCGGCACTTCAGGTGCAGGCTCCGGTGCACAGCGTTTGATTTTCGAAAACGAGGAAGGCAGCATCGTTGCTGGTACCAAGCAGGTCGCTTACGAGTGGCCGTACAGCTACGACGGCATTTCCAAGGTCATCACGATTGAAGTGATGCCATGGTTGCAGCCGGGCATGATCGTTTTCGAAACGACTCAGAACCCATATCCGCAAGCGGCTGGACGTATTCCGGCAGCTTTCGAGGTTCACAGCCTACTCGATACTTTCAGCATCGTGTGGCCGATCCGCAAGCTCCAGCGTGAGTTGGGTGTTTACGGGTTCCTCGCAACCAAGAATTACCTGCCGCACGTTGCCGCAGTAATGCAGAACGTCGGGTAATCGGTAAGACATCTTTAACGAAGTACAGCCGAAGGGCGGGCGGAAATTCCGTCCGCCCTTTTGAACTTTAGGAGTAACACCCATGAGCAGTGCAGTCAACAAGAACAGCAAGAATGTAACCTTCACTCTATCTGAAATCAACGAACCGTGCACCTTTGTCGAAGTGGGACAGAGCGAGGGCGGCTTTGCCGTAGGTGTCTCCGGTGCAGCCTCGATCATGGAGATTGATAAGAGCGGCAATGTTACGGTGCCCGGCACCCTAACCGCCGCATCCATCGTCGGCCCCGTCAATCCCGGCGTCGAGACCGAAAATACAGTGTTCGCAGGCCCCATCTCCGGTGCCGCAGCGGTTCCAACATTCCGTGCCCTTGTCGCTGGTGACATTCCAGACCTGAGTGCATCCTATGTGGCGATTACTGCGGAATCGGCTAACACGGTGTTTGCGGGTCCCGTTACAGGTTCACCGCCAACCGCCACTCCGACATTCCGTGCCCTCGTGGCTGCGGACATTCCGTCCCTTGCTGCTTCGAAGATCACATCTGGACAAATCGGTTTGGCACAGGGCGGCACGGGCGTCGATCTATCTGCGACGGGCGGGGCAACCTACGTTCTCGCTCAGAATGCAAGCCATGTGGTTTCGGCTCGTGCTCTTATTGCGGCTGACATCCCCGACCTAAGCGGCACTTATGCTACGAAGGCATTAGTCCCGGTTTTGTATGACCATGCTGGTAGTGCCGCACCATCGGGCAACAATCACATCGCAAGCGGCTGGGTCCAACTCACTGACGGCACCAACACGGTTACCCTGACGAACGCTGCGGTGTTTGCTAATTCGAGCTATGTGGTCATGTTGACCTACGTAACCCCAGAAGCAAGCCCCGGAACCCTGTCATTCAGTATTACGTCGGGCTCCAGCTTCACCATCAATTCCACGGACACGAACGACAGCACGAGCACCGTGGCTTGGACAGCAATCGGCTACAACGGCGGTGCTTAATCATGCAGACTAACCCGACTGAAGCATTGAGCACCCTCGCACTGGTGAAGGCCGAGATTGGCAGCGGTATCACGGGTACGGTATCGGATAGCTCTATCGAAGAGTTCATCACTGACCTGAGTCAAGATTGGCTACAGCGTTGCGGTGTGTATTCGCTCAGCACGCTTTACACGGTCAACGAGAATTACAACGGGACGGGCACCTATCGGCTCCCGCTCCGGCAGTATTACACGTCCATTACTAAGCTAACCATCGGGATCAAGATCGTCCCGCAGAGCACGGCGGTGGACATTCCGGGCTGGTTCCTCGACGACTCCGGGCGGTACATCTACTTGCGTGGCGGACAGTACTGCTTCCTTCACGGCTCCCAGAACATCAACGTTCAGGGGCAAGCAGGTTACAACGGTATTCCCGGCGACGTGCAGCGTGCCTTCACCCGTCACTGTGCGTTGGAATTCAAGCGTAAGGACAGTATTAACATGAAGTCGATGAGCCTGTCAGGCGGCGGCTCAACGACTTACTTGAATGATGTGGACCTGCCCCCGAGCATTCTTCGGGTTATCAGGAACCACTCACGGCTGGGTATGTAATGATTTCGATCACCAACAACATCGATGCGTTCTCGAATACATTGATGGAACGTGGTGGTCTGTTGAACGAGCGGCTTATCGCTACGATCAACCAGCTTACCGCCAAGATGCAGGTCAACATTTTGCAGGGCGACAGCCCGGCATCGAACCCGCACAGGCGAAAGGGCTGGTTGGCCAACTCCGTGCGTCCTGTTCCCGCCACATCGACGGGGACTGAGGTTTCTGGCGGCATAGAAGCTGGTGGGGGCGACGCTTGGTACGCCAAGTTGTTTGAGTATGGCACAAGCCGGGCTTACAACATCGCAGCCGTCAACAAGAAGGCTCTGATGTTTGAGTACCATGGCGAACAGATCATGGTGAAGCACCTAACTCAGCAGCACCCGCCGTTCGACGCAGGTAAGTTGGCATTCATGCACCCGATGCTCGTACAGATGGAAGAAGAGATTCGGGCGACGATTCAGGCGGCAACGCTGGAGGCACTAAGTGGCAAATAACCCGAGGGAGACAGTATTTCAGGCACTCTACGACTTGCTGTTGACGGCTAACTATCCGTTCACGCTGGTTAATCTGCCTACCCTTAGTCCGTATGAATTGGGTTTGAACGGCAGGCTGATGCAACAGTGGGACCAAGCCGGGTCCGGTGCCCAGCCCGCGATGTACTTGCAGGAAGGCATGCAGAAGGCGGAGCAGAACACGCCCCAAGGCAACTTGGGTTTGAACCGCTGGACGTACAACGCAAAGGTTTGGTTCTTTTTCAGACGGGACACGCAGAGCGTTTTGCCTGCTACTGTCTACAACGAAATTTTGGATGCTGTCGATGCGGTAATCACACCGATACCGGGAAAACGGCAGACTTTAGCGGCACAAAATGGCGGCGTGCCCCTCGTGGTGAACGTTCGGGTAACCGAAGCAGCATGGGATGAAGGCACTCTCGACCCCCAAGGCGGGCAATGTATTGTCTACGTTGGACTCGAAGTGCTCACGTCAAATTAGTCAACTTTTCAAGCCTTTTGAGAGGGCAAAGAGGTAACACATGTCTACATACGCATCGCAACAACTAACCGATAGTTTTGCCATCGGGAACGTCTTTTTCAACCCGACCGCAGGCAGCTTGAACGCCCTGCCCACTCCGTTCGAAGCTAAGACGATTGAAAATATCAGCTTGGATTGGAAGGGCAAGAACGTCGAACTGCGTGGTCAGTACCTCGTTCCAGTGGACGCCCGCATGGCGGACGTATCGCTAACCGGAAAATTCACCATCGGCACGTGGAACCTCCAGCAGCTACAGCAACTCCTGTTCGGGAATGCAACCATTGCCGATGGCGGCGACCGCATTAACGCCGACGAAGCTCAGACGATTCCGTCCGTCGCGGGCGGATCACCAGCCGGGTATTTCGTAACGGTCACCAACGCCGCAGGCTTCAGTGAAGACTTGGGCGTCAGCTACCAAGCTAACTCAGGACAATTCCTGAAGGTCGCATCGCCGACCGTAGCGGGTGAGTATTCCGTTTCGGCGGGCGGTGTGTATAGCTTCGCCGCAGCCGACAAAGGCCTCGGAGTCTACATCTCGTATGTGGACACGGGTGCTCTAACCGGAGCATCGCTCACCATTCCTAACAACCTGCAAGGTCAGACCCCGCAGTTTGAAATGGTCGCCTTGATTCCGGGTACGGGTTCCGGCTTCCTCGGCTATCGCTTCTATGCGTGCCGTGCGACATCAGCCAAGATTCTCACCGGAAAGAACAACGACTTCCAGAAGTTGGAAATCGACTTCTCGGTATACTGCCCGGTCAACGCCAATGTTGGCGAATTGATTCAGACAGTAGTGTAAGGTATTTTTCACAAAGCCCGGCATAGCTGGGCGTAACGTAAGAAGCGGGTGCCTCACTCTCACGGGGGCACCCGCAGCGGTACCCCGCAGAAAACTCCCTCCGGGTGGGTGAGCAGGAGTAAGCCCCCACTCAGCATTTCGCAGTATTAGTAGGAATGAAGACTATTCCTATCTCCCAAGACCTTACAGCAATCATCGATGACGAGGATTTTGCCCGCGTCTCCCCCTTTAAGTGGTACGCAAGCGTTCGTCGTCGCAAGGATGGAACCATCTACACCATCTATGCCTTCAGAAAATATCGCAGGGAGGACGGTAAACGCTCCATTCAAATGTTGCACCGCTTCATCCTCGGCATTACTGATCCTCAGATCAATGTAGATCATGAAGACCACAACGGTCTAAATTGCCGGAGGCAAAATATGAGGGTTGCTACCGAGACACAGAACCAAGGCAATCGTCGTAAGCAGAAATCCTCATCGCAGTTCAAAGGGGTTACGTGGTATGGCCGGAAAAGTAAATGGCAGAGTCAGATCAGATTTGAGGGGAAACAGAAGCACCTCGGCTATTTCAACTCTGAGATTGACGCTGCCAAAGCGTATGACGTGGCAGCCCGTAAACAGTTCGGCGAGTTCGCACTCGTAAATTTTTAAGAGGAATCTATGTCTGAGCAGAAATTCATTTCCAAGCCAACTATCTTCGTCGTCAAGGTGAACGACACCGATTACACATTCGCCGCTCTCACCATGAAAGACTTCAAGCGGTTTGTCAAAGCAGAGCAGGAAGCATTCGAGACCAAAGAACCGGATGCGGTCCTCAAAGCCCACCGTGACGTGCTGGTCGCCGCTTTTCAGCGGGCGGGCGTCGAGGTGACTGAAGAGGACTTGGAAGAGATGGATGCACCGCTCTTCAACGCCCTGTTCGCAGCAGTAATCGAGGCCCATAACCTCAAGCTTGAGGCCAAAGTGGGGGAACAGAAACCTCACTAACCGAGTGGCTGACGTTGGTGAGGGGAAGGTTGGCGACTGAGTGCCACTACTCGCAAGAGTATATCGACAATATGGAGTTACAGGTCGTTCAGGAAATGTCGGATTACTGGGCGATTGAACCTCCGATGAGTTGGATGTACCAGATCACGCACTTTGATCCAAAGAAGAGTAAGGCAAAAAAGATGACCATGTTCCCGCAGACCGCAGCAGCGACGCCATGGAGCAAGCTGCCGGAGCATATCAAGCGGGGCATCATCGACAGCTACATCCAACTGAACCCCGGCAAGACGGAGGCCGACTTCAATGCCGACCGTGAGGCTCAGGTGAAACAGAAGTACGCCGACAGGCTGAAAGAAGCACGAGAGAAAAAAGCAGGTAACTAACTATGGCAGACGCGATCCGCATAGACATTTCCGCCAACACAAGCGGTGCATCGAGTGGTATTCACCTCGTAACGCAGGATACACGTGCGTTACAAGAGGCCTTGTCCGGTGCGGGTGCGGCTGGTCTCGAAGCCGGAGAAGAAATTTCGGCTGGGATGCAGAAAGCCGAATACAGCACCATGGAAGCCCGCCATGCCGCCATGTTGTTGGGCGAAGAGACTGGCGTCCGCATTCCTCGTGCATTGACGGGCATCATCGCCCAGTCTGAAACTCTCGGACCCATCATGGCTACTGCGTTTTCCGGCATCGCCCTCATTGCATTCGCCGAACTCGCCGCCAAAGCCGCCCAGAAGTTCACCGACTGGTATATCAGCACGTTCATTCTCACGGAAGCTGTGAAGGCGATGGATGCTGAGATGGCGAAAGACAACAAAACCATCATTGAAGCCAACGCCAAGGCCGCTGAAGCAAAAACCAAGTTTGAAGAGATGGGCCTCAGTGTTCAACAACTCGACAAGCTGAAGATGGACCGTTGGACTGATGAGTGGAACAAAATGAGTTTGGCGGTTGAAAACGCCGATAACCGATTGGCTCAGTTCCAGAGTGGTAGAACGACTTTTACACAGGAAGAATCCGCCGCACAGATGGGCTTGCCCTCTGATGCAACCCGTGAACAAATCATTGCGGCTATGAGCGGCCAGTACGGTGCGTTAATGGCACAAAAGGCGGCACTGGAGCAAGAGGGAACCATAATCCAGAAGCAAGCTGAGATGGATCAGGCAGCCGCCGCCAAAGAAGCCCACGACAAAGAAGTTGCTGGTGTCATGGAGTATGCCAAAGCTGGCGTATTCGCTGGGAATGTAATCACCGAAGCTGAACAAAAGGTTTTGGAAAAGATGGGCGTCGTGGGCGTCGCCAACAGCGATCTTGCTGGTCGAGTGAAGCTGGACGCCACGCAGCAAGCTGAAGCTATCGGTCTCGTTGCCGAGGCTCACCGCAAACTGATGGCCGAGACGGAGCCCGACAACAAGATTCTCGAAGCTCAACTCGAAAAGCAGATGAAGGACGAGGAGAACGTCGCTAAAGCCAAGGTAAAGGAACTGGAAGCCGAGCTTCAACTCAACGCCGCACAGGTCAAGTCCCTCGCCGACGCAGCCCAGATTGCCGTGATGAATGACCGGGCTTCGGGCAACAAGATCAAAGAAGCCGCCGATGTCAAGGTGCTGGTCAAGGCATTGGAGGACCAGAAGGCAGCCGAACTTGCCATTGTAGACGCCAAGATCGCCGAGGCCGAGGCAGCCATGCAGGTTGCATTCTCGGCGGGCGGGCTGGACTCCGCAGACTTCATTAACGCTGAAGCCCAATACAAAGAGTATCAAGCCCGGCGTATTGCCATCGCCGATGCGGCCAACCAGAAGATCGCCGCAGCACAAGATCGTGAGTTGTCGCAGGAGATGAAGGCTTGGAACACCTACCTCAATAACGCCAATGCCGCATTTGCTTCGTCCGTCATGCAAATCGTAACGGGTCACGAGACGATGAAAGAGGCCGCACAGAAAGCCCTCACTGGCATGGCAAAAGCGTTCATCGAATACACGATGAAGATGATCGAGCAAGCCATCTTGCAGCACAGCATCCACAAAGCTCTCGATGCTTCCGACAAATCTTCAGCCGCAAGTGCCGCCGCAGCCAAGGCTGGTAAAGCCGTTGCCGACATCCCCGTGGTGGGTCCCGCACTCGCCGTGGTCGCCGCCGCGACTGTCTACGGTGCTTTGATGGCATTCGACCGAGGCGGTGTGTCCGAAGGCGGTCTCAGCTTACTCCACCCGAAGGAAGCCGTCTTGACGCCGCAACAGACGGAGAATTTCCAGAAGTTGACCGAGGGCGGCGGGCTCCGGCCCGTTACGTTTGCCCCGGTCATCAACGTTCACGGCGACTTCGACACCGACACTCACATGCCGGAAATCTGGTCAGCCTTCCAAGGAAGACTGAAGGCGATGGGAGCATCAATCTAAATGTCATACCCTATTTGTCCCGCACTTGACACAGTTACGAGTTACATGTGGAGCATCAAAAAGACTCCACGCTATAACACGCTGGTACAGGAACCAGTATCAGGCCGTGGCTGCGTCCGTATCCCGCTCATGCAATTCCCGCTTTGGGACTTCGAATTCACCCTTGCCTACCTGCCCGGCAACCTGAATTACGGCTCCTCAGTCGAGAATACGGGCACGATCTACCAGCAGATCATCGCATTCTTCACTGCGTGCCAAGGCCGTCTGCCGTTTTTGTTCCTCGACCCATGGGACAACTATGTGCAGGGTCAGCAGATCGGAACCGGGGACGGCACCACAACCCAGTTCACCATGTACCGCCAGTTCGCCGCAATGGGGCAAACGGGGCAGGATTTGATCCAGAATTTCGTGACGCCCCCGAACATTTACGTCAACGGCGTATTACAGACCGTGACCACCGACTACACCATCGACGAGTATGGGACCTTGACATTCAAAGCCGGGCATATCCCGACATCAGGCCATGCCATCACGTGGACGGGCACCTTCTACTTCCTGTGTGCCTTCGCCAAGGACAGCTTCGACGACTTGGAACAGCAGATGGCGGGCATCTGGAATATCAAGCAGTTCAAATTTTCGAGTCAACTGAGTTAAGCCATGAGCAAAGGATCGACAGCAACGCAACAGTGGTTGACAGACAACCCCCAGCATAACCGGGTGGAATTACTCGCCATTACCCTGCAAAACGGCGAGGTAATCCGTGCGGTGATGGGCACTAACGCCAACATTATCTACGACGGCGTGACTTGGTACTCGGCGGCAAACGGCACTTGGTCCCGAGGCCCAATCTCGGGCGAGGCCGCATTCAGACCGAAGAGCAACTCCTTCACGCTCAAAGCCCTCATGGCAACCGACCCTGCGTATGGGGACGTGGTGTACTACCCCAACACTACGACGACGCTGCTTAGCTGCGTTAATGCCGGGTTATTCAATGGAGCCCGAGTCGTTATTACGGAACTATTTTGGGCATTGGGAACGGCACACCCAACCAGCGGAGGCTATACGTTCACGCTGACGGTCGGCAACATCGGCGGTGCCAAGAGCACGGACCGCTCGACGGCAAGCTTCGACGTATTCGATATGCTCTACATATTGAACCGTCCATTTCCGCCCCATAACATTCAGAGTCAATGCCGCCACGTGCTGGGCGACTACTCTTGCACAGTCGATCTTGCGAACTTCACCAGCACCCCGTACACGCTCGACGCATCAAGTACAACGCTATACCTCAACATACCAGTGCCGCTCCATGCCACGGGCACGTCGTACACGAAAGGTAATCTCGTGTTTGTCGAGGTCAGCAGCGTGTATTACCTGTTCATGTGCTTCACCGGAGGCACTTCCGCAGGGTCGGCCCCGACGTTCAACTACGCCACGTTGGGACAGCGGACAACGGACGGCGGCGTAAGCTGGATGTTCTTGGGATCGTGTGCAAGTACAACCAACTCGGCCAACCAAGGATTCCCGCTGGGTTTCCTGACATTCACGAGCGGCAACAATGACGGCCTACAGGGCAGCATCAAGATACAGGTTGTAGTTACCAGCCCATCGCTATTACTGCAACTCCAGCTTGGGCGTCCGATGCCATTAGCTGTAAGTAATACCGACACTGTCGTGTTGACGTGCGGCTGTAACAAAAGCCTTGCGACATGCGGCACACTTTTTGCTCAGGCAAACAGCGGCAGGGCGGAAATGTCCACTTACTACTTCGCGGGCATGCCTTTCGTGCCTTCACCGGAAACGGCAGGCGTGTAATGACGGAACAGGAACTCAGGGACGCTATCGCCAGAGAAGCTTGGACGTGGGTAGGAACGAAATACCACGACTATGCGGGCGTGAAGCGTGGCAAGCATGCTGGAACTGGGGGTGTGGACTGTGCATTCTTCCCGCTCCGGGTCTATCAGGCGACTGGGTTCATCGACAAGAATTACAAGCCCGAGTGGTACTCGCCCCAGAAATGGCTGAACTCGCCGAGTCAGGTGGACAAATTTCACCTCCGGCACGAGGACGACACGATGCTCAGGATTGTCGAGCAAATGCTCAAGCGTGAAGTAGTTGAGCCCGAGAAGCCGAAACGGGGTGATCTGATGATTTGCATGGTGGTCAACTCATGGACTCATGCGGCAATCATCATCGATTGGCCGACCATGGTGCTGCACCCGGTTAAAGGGCGGGGCGTGATCGGAAGCCATGCACTACAAGAGGGCTTCTGGGCAAGCACGCCGAAAAGGTATTTCAGTATGTTCGAGGTAAGCGATGTCACTGTTTAGTTCCGACCAAACACAGCCAACTCGATTGAACGGTATCCGCCTCAACGAAGCGGTACTCGGCAGAACCTTGCCTATAGTGATTGGTCAACACCGTCTTGGCTGGTTGTTGGGCTGGTACGGTGACTTCGAATCGCAGCAGGTTCAGCAGGGCGGCGGCGGATCAGGTCTCGGCAAGGGTGGATCGACGGAATGGATTTACTACTCCTCTGTGCTGGGCTTCGTTTGCATGGGTCCGTGCTCCAACTTCCTCAGCGTATATGGCGTCGGCGGCACGGGCAAATACGAAGTCGATACGTACTCCGAAACATACACGATCCCGGCCTCTCCGGCATACCCGACATACACCCCGACCTACGCTGCGGACTATGCGGCAGATGCGGGTGCTGGGGTCATCACGCCCTACAGTATCACGGTCAACGATTACGGGTCCCCAAGCCCCGTCACCCTAACGGGCAACTACATGTTGCCGAAGCAGCCAAATCCGCCGACGAATCCGACCCCGCCTCCGGGCACTTATACGCCTCCGCAGGCAGCAGCCGCAGCGGGCACATGCAACACCTCAGGCACCACGGTCACGTGGGTCAGTGGTACGAAATTCTCGGCTGTATTGATCGGTAAGCCGATTGTCATCAACTCCGTGACCTACACGGTCGCCACATGCCCGTCAACCACGGAACTCACCATCACAGTGAGTGCGGGCACCCAGACTGGTGTTGCGTTCTACACGGTCGGCTACTACGTTTTCAATTCCGGGGACGCGGGCGACACCGTTACGATTACATACTCGGCTTACCGCTACCAGATCATCGACGAGGAGCTTGCCGATGTGCCGCTCTCAGGTCCGTATGTCGTTACAGTTGAGAACCAATCCGTCTGGAAGTCCAACGTGAGTGTCGTGTATTACCCGGCTGGTAATGCTTTGACTGCCGTCAGCGGTTCACCCGGTCCCGGACAGTACAACCCCAACGGCGGGAATTACACATTCAATGCCGCACAGGCCGGGCAAGGCATCGCTATTCAGTACGTCTACACCGACTCCAATACCTCGACCAATGCCCCAAATACTTTGTCGCTCACGTTCCAAGGCGGAGGGCTGGGTCAGCCCCCGTGGGCTTATTTGTCATCCAACGCACCGAGCTTTGCTCTGGGCTACAGCGAGGTTTGCTACGTTGCGTCGCAGGGCATGTATCTCGGCTACACGAACATGCTGCCGCAGTTGAACTTCGAAATTGCGGGTGCTTACCAATTCGGAAATGGCATCGTGGACGCCAACTGTGCGATTGCCATGTACAACCTCATGTGCAATCCGATCTACAAGCTGAATTTCCCCATCGAATATCTCCACGAATCGTTGCTGGGCACTTATCAAATCACGGGAAGCGTAACAAGCGGGACATTTGTGCCGTTTGAACAGGTCACACAGGGCACCACAGGGGCCATCACCACAATCTACAACACTGCCCCCACAGGCAGCAACCCGATGATCGTCATCGGAGTTATCAGCGGCATCCCGGACGCCACGCATACTTGGGTCGGAGCGGATTCGGGTGCGGTGTACACACCTACCGCCAAACCCGCATGGACAACGGCTCCGAGCGGTGTTACTGGGTCGCAAAATTCTGCGGCAGCCTACTGGGCCTCGAATAATTGGTTCATCTCGGCAATTTTGGACAACCAATCGTCACTTATGTCCATCTTTGGCGACTGGCTTGAGGCGGGTAACACCTTTGTAACTTGGGACGAAGGCTTGATGAAGTTCATCCCATTGGGAGATACAACCGGAGTAGCCAATGGTTATATCTACCAGCCCCCGACCGGGAATAAGTCGGACATCACGCAGCCCGTGGTTGACCTCGACGACAACGACTTCCTATCTGACAAAAACAAAGCACCAATAGTCATCAACCAAGCTCCGTGGCAGTCACGTTGGAACCGAACAGGTGTACGTTACTCGCCGAGAGCCAACGACTACAACGAAGATACTCTCGCCGTAGACGACATGGCGTCGATCAACCAATGGGGAGTAATGAAGCAGTCGGAGAAGGACTTTGAGTTCCTGACTACTTCCCAAGCGGCTTTGTTCAGTGCGTCGAACATGCTGCAAAGATTCCAAGCCATCTTCACGACCTATAAGTTCACGTTGAAGAACAATTTCTGCTGGTTGTCTCCGGGCGACATCGTGACCATCACCGATGGTCTCCTCGGCACAGTAGGCTATATGTTTGGCCGGACCCCTGTCCGCATCATCAAGATGACAGACTCCTTCCCCGACAAGAAGGGCATCGAAATCGAGGCTGAGAATTTCCCGTGGTCGGTCGGCACAGCCCTCATCGGCAACCCGCAAGCCCAGATTCCGTCCAACACGAATACAGGCCAGAATGCCGATCCGGGCGACACGACCGCCATCATCATCGAAATGCCGAACCGTGGAGCACACTTCTCGGGCGACCAGATCAAGATTTTTTGCAACGGTACTAACTCGGATTGGGGCGGCTGTAACGTGTTCTATTCGGACGATGGGACCACGTACAATTTCTACCAGCAGGTTAGTCAACCAGCCCGCATCGGGACCACGACTGCGGATTTCCCATACTCGGCGACGAATCCCGACGTGACCAATTCGCTCACGGTCAATATGAGTCAGAGCGGGGCGGTGCTGAATTCCGTGTCCGATACGTCATGGAACAATTACAGCACGCTCAGCGGCATCCTCAGTCAGCAGACGGGTGCATACTTGTCCCCGGTCAATCAGGCCAAGACAGGTTTCAACATTGGTACGAGCACGGTTGGGCCGGGCGGCAATGAAGGCCCACTCCCCGTTACGTTTGGCGGCAACCAAAGCAACGGTCTTTATACGCCGAACTGGGTCAACCCCGGCGATGTTACGGGCACCAGCGGTTTTGCCCATGTCACCGTAAGCCTGCACTCTTCTGGCGGATCGCAATTGCAGCAATTCTCGCTGTGGATGCCGAGTACGTATTACAACGGCGGCGGCTTCACTGTACCTCTGAGCGGTATTGGGCAAATTCAGGGCGTGAAGGTCACATGCAATGCTTACGTCAGCAGTTATTCGCCGCTGGGTTACTTGCCCGGCAACCCTGAGCCCAGTTTGTTTGCTCAGCTTGTCGTGAATGGCACGAAGCAGGGCAACCAGAAGATCGTCTTCACGTCTCCGGGCTTCCCGACGACAAATACGGCTTACACACTCGGGAGTTCCACCGATCTGTGGGGCGTTACAAATTTGACCGCAGCTTTTGTGAACGCCCAGAACGGTACGGGCGGCGTCGGCGACTTTGGTGTGGCGTTCTGCTGCTCGATGGGCGGCGACATCGATCTCAATCCGTCTGCCACGATCAGCGTGAACAACGTACAGATCGAAGTATGGTGGGAGGGCGGCTCCAGCGGCCAGACTTGGATCAATCCAAACCATGTCACATCGGCATCGCTCTATGCCACGGCCCCATACTCGTTACTGGGCCAGACAAACACTTTGTGGCTTGCGGCCACTGGCTTCGCACCTTACAAGACATTGCCCTTTGGCTTTGAGCCAAGCGGCATCGAAGTTACATGCGAATCCTACAGCAACACAAGCGGCACTGCGATTCTCACGGCCCAGCTTTACTACCAAGGCCAACGTATCGGTGGGCAAATCAACGCCCAGTTGACGGGCTCGAACGCAACGTACTACTTCGGCGGCAGTGGCGACCTGTGGGGCGTCCCCGGCCTGAACCTCGACATCGTACAGGACCCAACATTTGGTGTGGCGTTTATCGTTACGGATTCCGGGGCGGGGATCGGCGTTACAGAATATCTCCGCAACGTGAAGATGACGGTCTACGGCAACACGAGCTATGCACTGGAACTGATCGCTTACGAGAATGCCAATCTTGTTGCCGACAATACTTATGAGTTGACCAACATCTACCGTGGGCTGTATGGCAGCTATCCTCTGGACAGCCCGTCCGGGTCGCAATTCGTCCGCATTGACAACAATTGCGTGACTTACAAGGTGGACCCAACGTATCGCGGCTCGTCAATTTTCTTCAAATTCACGAGTTTCAATACTTATCAGATGCAGACCCAGTCGCTTGCCAACGTTGTGGCCTATGAAGTACCAATCCTCGGGCCAACTGCGGCACCGGGGGCCATTGATGCTGATTCGGGCGGCTTGGTCACAGGTATCGCTTCCGTATCGAGTACGAATGTGAACTCTACATTCAAAATCAGCCCGATCATCGAGGCCTTGAACAGTTCCTATGGTTTCAATGCCGTGCCACAAGGCTATGCGTTGGTGCAGGGGGAGGTGGGCGTAGGCACGCCAACCTTCCAGCCAATTATCAGCGGCGGTGGGGGCGGTGGTTCGATTTCGAACATTTTCTACCTCACGGTCAGTAGCAGCTACAACGCTGCGGCGTGGGATTACATCGGGTGCGACACCATTGGTGGACCGTTCACGATCTACTTGCCCGCAGCGGCGGATAACCCGAACGTGCAGGTCATCATCACCAAGATTTCGTCGGACACGAATGCCGTAACTGTAACAGCGGACGGCAGCGACACAATCGGGGACAACGGCTCAAGCTGGTCGTTCAGCTACATGAATACAACCATGTGCTTGACCAGCGACGGCGTGTCCAACTGGATTTTCAGCTAAGCGGGTATTAGGTATTTATGGCAATTGCATACGTAGGCGGAGCCAAGGCACTATCGAACGCAGCCGATCTCTTCAGTTTGAGCGTGAACTACACGCCCACGATAGGGAACTATGTCGTCGCCATGGTACAGCTTGCTGCCGGAAACGCATTCACTGACGTAGCGTGTGCAACCAGCCCCTACGTAGAAAATCTCACCTACAGTGGTGGTGAGAACATCCCAGCCTCCGTGGGAATTTACGTTGTATACCAGTTTGTCTGTCCTGTCCTGTCGTCAAGTATCACAGCCTTCAATTTCTCGTGGACTGGCGGCGGTGGAACCGGGTTCACGGGGTCGGACAGTGCGGTTGTTACGGTTGCTGAGTATTCTGGCGTGGGCGGCGTGGGCACGACCAACTACGCCAACGGGACCACCAGCTATTACCCATCAATTGCAACCACAAATACCGTGGCCAATAGTTGGATCGTTGGCGTCTTGGCGGCAGACAATACTCAATTGGGCGGCAATGGATTTTTCGCTGATGTTGGAAATCTTAGGCTTCAGGAATGCAACACAGTTTACTGCTGCTCCGGGGTTTTTGATAACACGGCTGCAACAACCCCGGCCTCCGTCACCATCACCGGGCAGTTGGAATTCGGTTCTCCGTGGGCAGCCCTCACCATCGAGCTTTTACCGCAGACGTTACCGCAAGTGACTACGGAACCGGAAAGCAACATTGGTTACACCACGACAACCGGAGTTGGCGACATCACGTTTGTCGGGGCGGCGTTTTGCAGCCTCGTGGGATTTGTGTGGGACACCGTAAGTCATGCTTCGAATCCGGGCAACGTGGCCCCAATATCCTCGGGATACCCCAACGTCAGTACGGTGGGGGGAGAGTACACACTCGGGCTTTATTCTTTGGGGCTCACAGGATTCAGTCTGGGCCAGACTTATTACACGAGGGCGGTTGTCGAAAATGGTCTTGGATACGCATACGGGAACGAAGTTTCATTCACGATGCTGGTTTATAAGCCCTCCCTCGTGCAGTACGGATTAGGCATTTAAGGGATTCTTAGGTAGGAACTATGGCAAATTTTGAACAGATCAAACAGGGCATCGGCGGATCAGCAGTAAGTCTGACAGCCGCTCAGTCGTGGTATGTCAGCATGACGGACGGCACCAACGTCCTCGGTACTGTAACCAACCCTGTCGTTGTCCAAATCGGTGGTGGAGGCGGGGACGTTGCCGTCAACCTCGCCGAACTAAATGCAGTTGCCCTTGGGTCCCCATCCACCTATGGTACGAGTCCGGGTGCTGTAAATGTAATTGGCGTGAATGCCTATGTCACTGGCGGAAGTGTGACAGTAAGCGGAAGCGTTGGCGTTACCCAATCCACCTCGCCATGGATCGTGGCGGGCGGCGGAACCGCAGGGTCGCCGGGCACCGCAGTACTGACCGTACAAGGCATTGCAAGCGGCACTGCAATTCCAATTTCCATCGCAACCGGACAGAAGGTTGAGGTTTGGGATGGAACAAATGTCATCACAGTTAAGGCGGCAAGCACAACTTCCGTAGCGGCAGATACTTCGCTGGTCACACAGATCAGCCCCAACCAACCGACATCAAACATGACCGGACAGGCCCCCGGTGCTCCGGGTGTCTGCACCACAATCGTGGGTGGTTTGTATTCATCCACACTGCCGACAGCAACTAACGGACAATCGCTTGCCCTCTCGCTGGATGCCAAGGGTCAGATTCTCACCGACTTGAACTATGTGGGTGGTGCGGCTGTTTCAACCGCTACGTCTGGCGTACAGCTTGTCGGCGTGGCCGATGGCTCGGGAAACAAAATCACGAGCACATCCAACGCCCTCGACGTAAATATCAAGTCAACGACTGGTGACACGGCAATTAACGTTGCCCAGTTTGGCGGCTCAGCAGTAGTCACCGGGACCGGAACAAGCGGTGCGGGCATTCCCCGCGTTACGGTCAGCAACGATTCCAACATTCTTGCAACACAAAGTGGAACATGGAATGTGGGTGTTTCAGGTGCAACGCCCCCGGCTGTTGTTCAAACAAAGCACGGCGTACAGACCAACGGGACCTCGCTTGCAATCACCCCGACCAGCAACATGACGACAGGCAATACTGCGATTGTAATTTTTGCCTCTGATCTTACTTTGTCGTCGGCGACCGTCACAGATACGGCGGGTTCAACCTACCACGTCACTTCAGGGTTGAAGCTCGGAGGCCAGAATATTGGCCTTTACTGGGCGTTTGCGAATATCGCAGCAAGCGGCTCAAACACGATCACGATCAACACCGGGGCGGCAAGCAACAAAATCATCGGAATGGTGTATGAAATGTCCGGGCTGTCTTCAACCCAGCCGCTCGACGCCTACTATGCGACAGTCTGGAACTTGGCTGGTGAAGTCGATGTTGCACCATTCATTACGCCGTCCTTGCCGGGCAGCTATGCTATTTGGGGCATCCTCGGCGGAAGCACGACAGCATCGGCTGTTACTTACACCGTACCCGCTGAGCCAAACATCTATCCCTACTCGTTCGATTCTGGCACCCTAACTGTTGCCGTGGATGGAACAAACAGCTTGTACTTCGGTACGGTCTCCGCCCCCATCAATTCCATCTTGCAAGGTGGTTATGCATTTTCTGGCGGTGGGTCTGGCGGTTATCCGGGATTCGGGCTCTTTTCGGTAAGCCCAGCCCTCTCAGGTACAATCGCTGAAGGTATTGTCTATGGTTTCGCCCTGCGTCCGGCTGCTATTCCCGTCGAGGGCCGGGTCTCTGTTGTAGGAACTTATGGCCCCTTCTCTACTTTGAATTCGGGTGATTCCGCCCCGCTGCAAATTGACCAGAGCGGCAACCTGCTTGTCAACGTCAAGGCAGGAGTCAGCACGCCTCCGGCGAACGGTGCTACATCTTCGCCTGTCCCGGCAGATGCCGACTACATCGGCCTGAACGTCAGCGGCAACCTCAAAGGTGCCACGGGCCTCAACCTGACTAACGCCCCAGCAGCAATGCAGGTTGCTATTGTTGACTCGTCTGGAACGCAAATCACTTCGTTCGGCGGCGGCACGCAATATGTTACTGGCACTTACTCGGCAGCCCCTACGGGCACAATGGCGATGGGCTGGGCCAACAGCACAAACAAGGCGTACCCCATCAACATAGATACCTCTGGAAACCAGTACTTCTACATCACCGATGGCACGAACCTGATGGGTCCGATGACGAAGTTCGGGACCGCACCCAGCCCCAGCACGTCCCTTGCTATATCCGCTAACGTTTCGCCATTCATTGCCGTAGGCAGCAGTCCTTCCATCCCAACGGGAGTTGCCAATGGGAGCACCGTTGCCCAGCACATGGCTGTGGTGGACACGAACGGTCACCAGATTTCATCGAACTCCACGTCCTACTCATCGCACTACGGCATGGACGTGAACCTGATGGGAACATTGGGGACGGCGTTCACAACAGCGGGTAAGGTGGATGTCATTGCCACTGGCACTTTGACCAACAACAATGCCGCTCCGAGCACCAACAATGTCGGCGTGCTTCCAGCCGTGGCGAAAGTTGGCGGCTCTGTGTACACCAACGGCAACCAAGTGTTGCTCAACACAGATTTGGGCGGCGACCTGCTTGCACGCTTCCTGTACAACGAATCCCCGCTCGGCGACTTGACGGTTGCCGAACGTTATAATCAGTTTGAAATTAACTTCTCGTCAGCGTTCAACTCCAGCCTCATCACCAACACCAGCGTCGGTGGTGGAACCTATACGCAAGCCAATGGCTGTGCAACCTATGCCACAAGCACGGGCACAACGGACGAAGCTAAGGGCGTCAGTGTCCAGAGCCTTGTCTACTCCGCTGGTCACTCGTGGTACGCACTGTTCACAGCGTCATTTACTGCTGGTAAGGCTTCGTCTCACCAGCGTGTCGGCCCGTACAACTCAACTGACGGCTTCTGGCTTGGCTGGGAAGGTGCGACATTCGGCTTTACCCAATTCCAAAATGGTTCTGCATCCCAGACCGCCAAGGCATCGTGGAATGGCGACCCGCTCGACGGTTCGTCTTCGTCGAAGTTCACGAAGAACGGTTCACCGCTTGCCATCGACCTGACCAAGATTAACATTTGGAGAATTGATGGTGCGTGGTTCGGCGTGTCTCCGATTCGCCTGTCTGTTTATTCTCCAGATGGGAACTGGGTCACGTGCCACACATTCACGACCTTCACGGGTCAGTTGACCACGCCGTTCACCTATTCGACGAACTGGAACTTCACGATTGACGTTGCCAATGCAGGTAACAACACCGCCCTCGCTGTCGTCGTGCCCTGCATGGCGATGGGCACCACGGACGTTACGCAGCCGCTCAACTCCACGCTCACGGACTACAGTCGGGCACAGGATGTGCGTGCGATCATTGCAGGCAAGAACCCAAGCGGTACTTACACTAACGTCGCCGTGAGTGCCGACAACGCCCTTGAAATCTCTGGCAGCGGCGACACGAACGTAGCCGCAGCCACATGGACAAGCACCACCGCCAGTTTGATTACTGCTGTGGGCGGTAACACGAACACCGCCGCCGCAGGCACGAACACGGTGACGGTCACTTACTCCCCGACTGCGGGGAACACCGTTGTTGTCAGTCTCAAGTTGCACGGTGCAGTCACGGGTCTCACGGTCAAAGACAGTCACGGAACTTCTCTTACTGCCGGACCGACAGTCGGCAACTTCTATACCTTCTACCAGCTTTCCGCAGCCTCGGGAACCACAGGCTTTGTCGCCGCTTGGACTACCAACCAAGCCTCGTCGATGGCGGTGGAAGAGTACAGCGGCGTCAATGCCGTCAATGCGGCTTTGTCCGGTAACACTGCCAATGCTACATCCGCCACAGCTTCCATCACGGTCACGCCCAACGAGCTTGGTGACGTGGTTGTCGGCACTTTTGGTGCACAAGACCCACCAGCTTCCAACACGTTCACCAGCACGGTAGGATCGCAACGCCAGAACATCACGGCGAACCAGCAGCCGTTGATTTTGAGCGACAGCACGTCTTCGCCTGCAACCATCACCGCCACGCTCACGTCGGCGGCATGGTGGGGTGCAGCCATCGGTTTGCGTCCCACAATCAGCGGCGGCACGGCACTCAACACCACGCTACTGATGTTGAACAACTCGTTCAACTACAACTCCGTCGCCGTGCAGCTTGTCGGAAGTGGCACCATCCTCGGCGGCACGATTGCATTTGAAGTCAGCATTGACGACTCCAACTGGGTCGGCATCTCAGGCATCAACAGCAACACAGGGGCAACGCAGTCCAGCCCCGTCACGCTGACATCCGGCGTCACTGGGTTGGTCTTCAACGTTACGGGCTACAACTATTTCCGTGCCCGTCTCGCTTCACAGATCGCCGGGTACGGCGGTCAGGTTGTCATCAGTTACAACGTGCAGGGTTTGGCTTCGCCGAACGTCAGCACGACCATCACTGGTAGTATCACGACCACCGGGAACCAAGGCACCCCAAACACTATCGGGAACGCTTGGCCTGTGTTGCTTACGGATGGCTCCACGTCTTTGTCGTCGGCGTTCTCCGCTTACGGCACGGCTCCGACCGGAACCGAAGTCATGGGCGTCAACGCCTATGTCACCAACACCAGCATCGCTGTCACTGGTACTGTCACCGCCAACATCAGCGGCTCAATCAGCAACACCGCCTTCGGTGCGAACCTAAATGATGGGGCGGGCAACGCCATCACGTCGAACAGCACCACGACTTCCAGCAAACGTGGCATTGATACCAATATTCTCAGCATTTTGGGAACGGCTCCGACGACTGCGGGCTTCCTCGACATCAAGGGTGCTGACGGAAACGTCTATGTCCGCTCCAATTCCGCAAGCACGTTCCCAACCGCTGTTTATGCGGGTTCCACAGCACTCACCGCTCAGACGGGCGGCTACCTCAACACCGCCGTGTATTACGGCACCACAGCCGTAAGCACGTCGAACGGTTTGCCAATCGTGCCTGCGACTTCGGCTATTTTCGAGGTCAGCCCAACCACGGCGGCGAACACCAAGACCAACCCGTTCTTCTTCAGCGAAACAGACGGAGCGAACGTGGAGACAGCATCGTTTGCTGCTTGGGGCACCAAGCCCACGGGCACATACGTCAACGGCGTCAACGCAGAAATTTTCGTAGGCTCCAACGCCGTGAGTGCGACCTATCCGATGCCTGTATCGGCAACTGCTGCGGCGAACACCGGATCAAACCCAATTTATACTGCTGGAGGGTTGACCCACAACAACGCTGCACCCACTGCTACCAACATCGGCGTCCTACCTGCGATTGCAAATCAGGTTCACCCGACTTTCAACGAAGGCGATCAAGTGTTGTTGACGGAAGACTTGAGTGGCAACCTTCGTGTCAAGTTCAATGCTGATACCTCGGGCAATGCAAGCGGCACGTACCAATCACTTACTGCTGTGGATGGCGGAACGACTTCAGGCACCTTAGCTGACCAAGTTTGCTTGAACTGCGACTTAACCACATCGCAGGGATATGCCCTCACTCAAACTGCATGGGGCACAGCAACGGCAAGCACAGGTGCTATTGCGGTCAATGCATCGTTGGCAATCGGTGCCACAATGGTATCGGCAACTCACCCTGTTCCGATTAGTGCTACCGCTGCTGCAAACGCCAAAACAAATCCCATTTTCGATCAGCTTTCAGATGGCACAAACCAGATGGGAGCGATGACCGCATACGGCACGGCACCAAGTGGTTACTCACTTCCGGTTAACGCTTATGTGACGAACACCGTGACGGTAGGCGGTTCAGTCACTACGAGCGGCACAGCGACCGTGACGCCTGCGGGTTCCACGGTCTGGGAAGTCGCACCTACTTCATCCGCGAACACGAAGACGAACCCATTCTTCTTCAGCCGCACGGATGGTACCAACGTTGAAACGGCATCAATGGCGGCGTGGGGCACGGCTCCGACTGGAACTTACGTTCCGGGAACCAACGCTGAGTTGTTCGTGGGCACGAACGCTGTGTCTACTACACACCCGGTTCCAATTCAGGGCACGTTGACTCACAACAATGCTGCTCCGACGAGCAACAACATTGGGGCTCTCGTAGCTGAGTGTTTCTCCTCGGGGCCGACTTACACGGCAGGCGACCAAGTTTTACTCAACGTCGATACCAATGGGTTGCTCCGCACCAAACTAAATGCTGACACCACTGGCGATCTGGGTGGAACCTACACCATTCTCACGGGCTTGCAGGGCGGCACATCGTACACTTCGGCGATTACCAACGCCTACTCGCAGAGCGTCGATTTGTTCACCGCCAACGGCAAGCCTGTCGCCCAGCCTACGTGGGGCACCAGTACCACATCCGTCCTAAGCACTACGGTTGGTGCTATTGCTGTCAATGCCTCATTGTTTACGGGCACCACAGCAGTGTCGGCGTCTGCTCCACTTCCAGTTACAGCGACCGGAGTTACAGGCCCGGTCCAGACGGGCAACGCCCCGACCTATGCGACCGTGGGTGTGACTTCCGCTACGGCCTTGGCAGCAAATGCAAGCCGCACGGCCTTGATTCTCACCAACACCAGCAGTAATACGATTTCCTTGGGGTTTGGCTCCAACGCCGCAGTATTGTACTCAGGGATTACGCTATATGCTGGTGGTTCTGCGATGTTCGATGTCATGGACAACATTCAGCAGGCGATCACCGCCATTGCGTCGGGAGCAAGCAGCAACCTCGCAATTCAGGAGTTTAACTAATCATGCAGGTACTTAATCCAGTTCAAATCGTAGCCCTTGGTTCCGTCAACCAATCGGCAAACACCATTGCGGCAGGACCAACTTCAGGCTCCGCAGCTGCACCTACCTTCCGTGCGATGGTCGCAGCCGACCTACCATCGGGACCAACAGTGACGGGTACGTGGGTGTTCCCATCCAACGCCAACTTTGGTGTGGCCGGAACTACGAGTGGTGTCATCACGTTGGAAGGCTCTACGTCTGGAAGCTGCACGATTACGGGTCCGGCTACAGCAGGAACCGTAACCAACCCCATCGTATTCAGCAACGCCATTGGTCTTGGCTCCGCAACGGCGGGCACCTACAGCACGACGGCTGGTGCTGTCCAAGCTGGATACTCTGGGGCAGCGAACCTCGGCATGGGCGACGGCACCAACACTCGCATCATCCCGATGGTGTTGTATAAAGGGTTATCGCACACCGCTACGGGTAATGCCACAAACTACACCGACATCCTCGCAACGCCATCTTACAGCAACGGCTCCTTAACCTTGGTTGCCAATCAACAGACGGTGGGTTCCGTTGTCAAAATCCGTGCCTATGGAACGATTACCACGGGAGCGACCACGAACGTTTTATTTGAGTCTGTTTTGAATGGTGCGGCAGGATGGGTGGGCACATGTGCCAATGTCTCCTCGGGCACCTACGGGTGGGAATTGATGATTGACATCTACTGCTCGGCAGTGGGTGCGGCGGGCACGGCGGCGATGCGTAGCATCGGATATTGCAATCTCTATCAGGGCTCAACTGGTGCCCTTGTTAGCAACACAACCGTCGTGGCGACCACGAGCACACAGGTTATTGACGTACAGATGAAGTTTGGCACATCAAACGCAAGTAACACGTTGACCTGCACGTTCTGCGAAGTCACATTGGAATAATGCTCGACGTGGGAACCTAAAGACTTCCCCGTCCCAGTAGTAGAGGGAAATTACTATGTCCGATGAGCTACTTTCAAGCATTCTGAACACGGTCACCAAAGTTGCCGAAGACACAGCATCATTACGAGCCCAGATGGACGGTCTCGTGGGCAACGGGCAACCGGGAAGGATTGGGGTCCTCGAAGGCGACGTGAAGGAAATCAAAGCTCACGGCACAACGCTTGCATCCCTCGATAGCAAAAGAATCGACAAGCTGGAGGATGATGTGGCGGATATGCAGGCGTCCAAGAACCGACTGATCGGGGCTAACGGCGTGTTCGCAGCCCTCGTCGGGGGCTGGGAAATTCTCAAGTACAAATTCCATCTGTAACCAGTATTAGTAGACGAGAGGTGCTTATGTTTCATATCGCGGTTGGCGTTGTTGTTGGTTGGGTCGTTGGATGCTTTACGCCCAGCCTTGGTCGGATCGTGAAGGCTTGGTTCGTAAAGGAATCCAAGGTTGTCACGAGCGACGTAACCAAAAAGTTGTAACAGCGGGCGGCACCATAGACTCTCCTCATTAGGTCGCAGAAATGCACCACCGCCCAGAACAAGGCCCGGCCCAAACGCCGGGCTTTTGTTTTCCGCAGTATTAGTCATTGTGGAAACTACACCTTACATGGAATCCATCGCCGCTGCCCGGTCCATCCTCGGGTACAGCGAGGACCCCGCAGCCGCCCTTGAGGGGAGGCAGTTAATTAGTTTCGAGTCGCAGGAACTCGAAGAGCAGGGCGTTTTTACCTATATTTCTGAGAATTTCGCAGACTTCCTCCGTTACATCAAACTGCTTGAGCCCAAAGATCAGGAACTTTTGTTGGCGTACTACGGCTGCCACTGCACGCAAAACCAGATCGCAGCGATCCTGCACAGCACGCAAACGCTGGTCAGTTTCAATTTGCGGGCCGCTGTGCGGTGTTTAATCGCATTCATGATGTTCGGGGGCACCCAACCCAATGCCGCCACGCTGGAGCCTGTCCTACGCACCGCAAACGCTATTCTCGTTGAGTTCGACGACAAAAAGGTGCTTCCGTTCGCAGATGTGCTCGTAGACTATCTTCGACTGAAATCCTTCACCGACGTGGCGTGGAAATACAAGCTTCCGGTGCCATCTATTCGCCGGACATTTTCGCAACTCAGTAAGAAGTGGCGGGACGAGCACAACCCGGTCGCAATACAAGCCCTCGGCTGGTTTGTGTTCAAGACCATCGACAAGAAATCTCCACGCGGCGTCGGGGCCTCGTTGCGGGAACGCAAGAAGGCGGGGAATGTCGTGCGGTGCGATCCCGACATCGTTGCCAACTTCCACATCCGTGTCGAGGACCCAAATTTCAGTGCAATCTTCCAACCGAAAGGAAATCTATGACAGCACGGCAACTCATCAAACTGCTCGAAAAATGTCCACCCGATCAAGAAGTGTACCTTGAGGTTTATTCACAAAGTGCCGTGACTGGAATTACCCTCACCGAGGATGGGGTGCTCCTCGGCGAGGAATACAGCCGGGCTAATCAGCCCGAATTCTTGGACGTAAGTCAGTAGACTACGCCCAAATTGCAGCGATCTTGTCCTGTAACGTTTGACCTTCCATCGGCCTCAAGTACCGCATCGTGCTTTCCATCGAACTGTGCCCGGCGATTGCCATCACTGTCCGCAGGTCGAGCCCGTTCCGTAACAGCGTCGTGATGCAGGTTCGACGGAACCCATGCAGTGACCAGTCCGCAGGATTGAGACCAGCCCTCGCCGCAACCAGTTTCGTGGTACGCAGCATGTGGAAGTCGATGTTGCCCAAGCGGGACGGAAAAACAAGGCTGCACTTGGGTGCACACTTGAGTTCAGACAACATCTCCGCCACGGGACCGGGCAGCGGTATCATCCTTTCCTCGGACGTTTTCGGTGTCCAGCCCGGCTTCGATTGGATGTGCACGCAGCCATCGTGAATGTCTGACCACTCAAGGTGCATGCACTCGGCCATGCGACACCCGGTTACGAGCAGGAAGCGGTGGAAGATATACTGACGCCGATCACAGGCCGAGAAAAACTTCTCCAAATCGATAATGGAATAAATTTTCGGCATCGGAGAAACAAACTTGATGCTGGGGACCGGGACATCCATTCCAGCCCATTTGAAAAACGCACCAAGACGAACAGATTTATTGCTGAGCGTTCGATCACAGTTGCCCTGTGCCCGGCTCCATGCGAGGTATTCGAGGACACCGGACTTTGGGTCCGAAAGGAACGGTTCGGCTTCAAGCAAGATGCGGGTGCACTCACGAAGCGTGCTGGGTTTGCGGGTGATAGCGACCTCGGCGAGGTAGCTGAGGATGGTTTGGTTGCGGGGGGTGGATTTGAACCACCGACCTTTGGGTTATGAGTTCAAAGGGAAACTGATACAGAACAACTTACAAGCGCACGGATGACACCTAAGCACCTGTAAGTTCGTGTAGGGAACGC